CGCAAAACTAAATACATTGTGTATGACGAGGCTGGCCCATTTCGTACGTTCGACAAAAAGTCTGATGCTGAGAATTTTTTGGAGCACATGTTGCGTGATGGGTCAGACGCTAAGATTGTTATTGAAAAGCCTAAGCTTGCTTTGGAAGATCAGCATTGGGAAAAGCATCTATGAACAATGAACCAGTAGCGTATGTAAACAGTATGTGCAACGACTACATTGATTGGAAGGCAGACCCTATGAGTATTGATGGTCAGCCACTCTATACCCATCCAGTAAAAGAACTAACAGATGAGGAAATACGGACTATTCAGGATATGTGTCACTTAAAAAATGTTGGATACAACAGCTTTATTATGCGGTTTGCTAGAGCAATACTAAGAAAGGCACAGGAAAAATGAACAATGAACCAGTAGCGTGGCGCATTAAAGATAAAGATGGTAAGTGGTTATATTATGATGAGCCGCTTGTTGGCACTGAGCCTTTGTACACACGCGCAACAAGTAAACGTAAGTATTCAGACGAATGGTGGCAAGGCGTAAACGAACTAGCTGACAAATTGTTGGGCAGTCTTACTATGGAATACGACTGCGACAAGTATATGAAACAAGCCGCCACCATGCTACGCCAGCAAGCAAAAGAGTTAGATGAAGCTGGACATATGATTGGTGTGCTACGGGAATACATCTCCGACCTAGAAAACGGCTTGGACTCGTCAATCAAACTAAACAAGGCACAAGCAGAAAGAGATAAATGACGCCTAGAAAATTGACGCAAAAATATGTTAAAGAGCTTTTTGATTACCAAGACGGCTTACTATATTGGAAACAAAAACGCGGTAGACAATATATTGGTTCAGAAGCAGGCTGTATTGATAGTCATAATACACGTATGGCTGTGCGTATTGATAATAGAGTAAGCCCGTACGCTAGAGTTGTTTTTCTTTGGCATCATGGATATGAACCTGCACGCATTTTACATAAAGACGGCAACACGCTAAATAACAAAATTGAAAACTTAATCGCGGTTGAACGCAAAAGCAAAATAGAACGCGAAAAAGATAGACAAAAAATGATACTTCGTAAACAGCTAAAGAAAAAACTATGACAACATTCACAACTGATGATCGTATTGAAGCAACACGTAAAACTGAGCAATGGCAAATTGCGTATGACGATTGGGTAAAATTGTTAAACACTGCTAACGCTAAAGAGTTATTGCAAGATCCTAGTGCTTGCTTTGATGAAGGTTGGCGTCAAGCTTCTATGATTGCAATGGCAACAGTTTTGCAAATACTTAATAATGACAAGCCTGAATTACTTCGTATTTTAGAAAAGAGGTTATTGAAATGAACTTAACTGCAAATGACAAACAGCTGCTAAAGCAAATGATCAACGCTGGTAAATTTAATTACGACATTTATGAGTTGCTAATTGAATACAACAAAGATCGTGCTAAAGAAATGATTCAGCAAATGGGAACCAAATGGTGCCTACACCCACTCAACGCGACAAAGCGCTTGGATACTCCATTGCCTTTGTTAAATCGTGGCTCTAGAATTTTAATGGAAAGAAAAGAGACAACTAAATGGTCGATATAGAACCAATCCCGTTTGCTGGACTTGTTGAGCTGCCTGATATTGAAGACAAACGATTCTGCGCATATTGCCAATTCAATAAGCCTAAAATTAGCTTTGAGCTGATTACGTTAAAAAGTGGTGCAAAGCGTTGGAAGTGTGCAGCATGCAAAGCACGCAAATCAACGCCAAGGTACAGGAGTAAGAGCAATGATTGACTTTTTAATGGTTTTCTTTGCACTAAGTGGTATTGTAGGCTGGGCTTTTTTCATTTTTGTTATATGTTTCATATACTTAGAGAAATGATTTCACGATATGACAAACTTCCAATTATTTGAAATAAATGCACAAAACCTGTTTACTTTCACGAGAGTCGCATTAGAATTGAAATGGTAGTAACTTAGTTAATTTTCTTCTTGTTAATGTTTATTGAAAGGTATTAAATTATGTCACATATGATCGCAAAAACAGCTGACGGTAAAGACGCAATTGCTTACGTTGGCGAAACTCCATGGCACGGCTTAGGTCAAGTATTAACTGCTGATGCCCCTTTAGAAGTTTGGGCTAAAGAGTCTGGCTTAAACTTTCAACTTAAAACTGCACCTGTACAATTCAACGGCGGCATCGAATTCCCAGGCAAGCGTGTTATGTATCGCGGTGATAGCGAAATGCCTTTGGGCTTAGTTTCAGATCGCTACAAAATTGTTCAACCAATCGAAGTTCTTGAGTTCTTCCGCGATATGGTCGGCACTGTGGCTCACCTTGAAACAGCCGGCGTACTTCGTGATGGCGCTCACTATTGGGCATTAGCACGTATGGACGGTGAGTTCTCTCTAGGCTCAGATAAAGTTAAGCAATATCTTCTATTGGCTTCTTCTGCTGATGGCTCTCTGGCCACTCAGGCTCGTTTAACCAGCGTTCGTGTTGTATGCAATAACACATTGCAACTCTCACAGCGTGGCAAGGCAGAAGTTAGTGTACGTCATAACTCAGTATTTAATCCTGCTGATGTTAAGACCAAGTTGGCTGATTTCAACGATGCTTTCAAGTTGTTCAAAGATACAGCCGAGGCTTTGGCTGCAATCAAAGTTAGCTCAGCTCAAGCTACCGCGATCTTTACCAAGATCCTTGGTGGTGACGAGGCCAAGCCAAGCCGTGCTGCTACTCGTGCCTTAGAGTTATACCAAGGTGCTGGTATCGGTGCCTCTCTTGAGGCTGCTCATGGCACAGCATGGGGTGCTTTGAATGCAGTTACTCAGTTAATGGATTGGGAAACAGCCCGCACCAATGATGCTCGTATGCGTAATGCATGGTTTGGCGGTGGTGTTGATGTTAAGCAACAAGCCGTGGACGAGCTCTTGGCTTTGGCAGCATAAAAAGTTGGGCTTCGGCCCTTCTTTTTGTGTATAATGTTTATGTTGTTTCTAGTTACTAGTTAATTTATTGATCTTTGAAAGGTAGTTATATGAATATCTTCTATTTGCACCACATCGCTCCCATTGCTGCCGAGTACCATTGCGACAAACATGTCGGCAAAATGATTATCGAAACTGCGCAGCTTCTAGCCGCAGCTCATCACCTCCACGGCAACGGCGATGCTGTTACCTATAAGCTCACTCATCAAAATCATCCAAGCGCCATCTGGGCCCGTTCTTCCCCTGCTCATTACAAATGGCTAGCTACGCTCGGCCAATACCTTGGCTACGAATTCTATCGCCGTTATGGCAAACGCCATAAGTCAGCCGACATCATTGCCAACGAGCTTATGTTGCCTCCCCCAGCTTTACAAGCTATGCCGTACACATGGTGTCCACCTACATTAGCTATGCCTGACGAATACAAGTCCGACGACGCTGTCGAATCGTATCGCAACTTTTACGCCAGCAAAGCCAATCGTATGCCTATGGTTTACCGCCAAGGCAAACAACTTCCGCCAGTATGGCTTACCGATATCTGGCAATCACAACATAAGGAGGCAGCATAATGTTTAAATCAGTTGGCGAGTTCAGAGCCAAAATGCAATTACCTATGAGTGACTCACCTCATTTGCTTTCGCCTGAGGAAACATCATACTTTGCGCGGTTCATCATGGAGGAGCTTTCTGAGTATCTTCGCGCTAATGAAGAGCAAAACTTAGTTGGTGCTGCTGATGCGATTGTTGACTTGGTCTACGTAGCACTTGGCGCTGCGCATGCAATGGGGTTACCGTTTGATGAGTTGTTTAATGTAGTACATCAGGCTAATCTCAAAAAAGAACCTGCCAATGAATTTTGTCGCTCAATTCGTGGTAATCAATACGATGTTATCAAGCCGTTAGGTTGGGAAGCACCAGAGCCAGAAATGCAAAACATTATCAATAAAGCAATTAAGGAAGTAAAATGAATATCAATGATTTAATCAACAACTTTGTTGAAGTCAAAGCTTTGAAGGAAAGCCTTAATGAACAAATCAAAGAATGTAATGAAAAGCTTGCCGCTATCGAAGCGGATATTATGGAGCAAATGGGCAACGCCGGTATTACACAGGCAGCGTCCGAAAAAGCATCGTGCACCATGCGTCAGGTCACACATCCGGCGATCACGGATTGGGATGCATTCTATAAGCATGTTGCAAGCACAGGTGAATTTGAACTTCTTCACAAGCGTTTATCCTCTGCCGCCTTTAAAGAACGGTGGGAGTCAGGGGAAGCAATACCCGGTACGTCGGCATCGACAAACTGGGAACTATCCGTTCGTCGCAAGTAACTCGTTAACTCGTAAAAAAGGAGCCATCATGGCAAAAGCACCAGCAGCATCAACACAAGTAGCATTATTTGAAGACCAATTAGCAGCTTTGGCTGTTGAAAGTTTAAAAGCTGAGCAATCATCTTTACAAACAACTTTCCTATCAACCAAAAGCGGTACACTAACTTATCGTGGTGACGCCGTTGCAGGTAATAAATTGGCATGTGTCATCTTGGCAGCACCTGTTGAGCGTTTGTATTACTCAACTCGTTATGATCCAACCAAGATCGTAGGACCTGATTGTTTTGCAATTGCGTCAACTGCAACAGGTATGTCGCCTAACTCAGCTTCACCACAACCACAACACAGTTCATGTGAAGGTTGCCCTAAAAATGAATGGGGCTCATCACCAACTGGTGGTAAAGGTAAGGCTTGCCGTGAAACACGTCGTCTGTTGTTAATCCCTGCCGACGCAATCACAAGTGCTGAGTCTGTTAAAGCTGCAGAGGTAGCTGCGTTACGTCCACCGGTCACAAGCCTTAAGAACTACGCAACCTATGTACAAACAGTTGCTGCATCACTACGTCGTCCGCCATTGGCTGTGATTAGTGAAATTGCAGTAGTGCCTGATGCAAAGACGCAATTCAAGGTAACATTCAATATGCTTAAAGCAATTGATGATCCTGAAATTATCAATGCATTAGTTGTACGAAGCCGTGAAGAAGTTGAAAAGGCTATTGCCTCTGCTGGTGAAGTAGATGATTCTGCTCCACAAGTTGAAGCACCGGCTACCGAGTCATCACGCTTCTAAGGTGCTAACATGCTAACTAGACAAGAATTGATTTTACAGTTTATGTTTGCATTGTCAAGCAATGCCAATATCACCAAGGACATTACATCCGCTGATGATGTTGTTAATGCTGCAGCAAGTTTAGCTGATGCGTATCTTAAAACTTTAGGATAACTTTGTTGGGCGAAAGCGTAAGTGAGTAGCCCATTTTTGAAAGGTATGAAATGAAACTAATCTTTAGTCTTTTGTTACTTGCAGGCTTAACAGCCTGTGGTTCATCAAAGCCACCACCAACTGTTGCTATGGATTTAAAAGCGCCTGTCGTGCAATTGCAGTATGAGGCTCAGGTTCAACAAATGAATCGTAATGATGTGATACAGGCAGTGCATGATTGTGAGGGCAATGGCCTTCGTGCAATTATGGTTACATCAAAGCGTATTGTTGCGGGTGTACTCTCAAACATTATTATTGACGTACAATGTGCGCCAAGATTCAGGGCATTCTTTTAATGAAACCTATTTTCCTTGACTTTGAAACAGAAGGCATTGAGGCTCGACCTAAGTACCCTCCTAAACCTGTAGGGCTTGCGATATATGACCCTGAAAATGAGTACCCCAATGGCTACCTAGCGTTTGACCACCTGCATGGCAACAACTCAACTTGGCAAGAAGTCAACGAGATTCTTACAAGGATTTACGCAGGTAAACGAGATGTTTGTTTTCACAATGCTATGTTTGACCTTGACGTTATTGATACTCATTTTGAGCTTCCTATTCCTAACGCCAATCGTTTGCATGACACACTTATTCTTGCGTTTTTGCATGACCCACATGTACGGTCTTTGTCATTAAAAGATTTAGTTGTTACATGGAACTTGGCTACACCTGATGAGCGCGATGAGTTGAAGGAATGGATTACTACTCATGTGCCTGAGGCAAAGAAAAAGAAATCAACATGGGGTGCTTACATTAGCAAAGGGCCTGTTGAATTAGTAGGCCGATACGCTGAGGCTGACGTACGGCTTACATCACAGTTGTATGAATTCCTTATTTCAAAAGTTTTACCAGATCAACAAGTTGCTTATATTCGTGAGATGGAACTAATTCCAGTGTTACTTGAAAACTCACGTCTAGGAGTTCGAGTTGACCGTGAAGGGTTACTTGCTGCAAAAGAGCAAGCAATAATAGACATTGAAAAATGTACTGTTTGGATCCGCGCATTGTTTAATTCTCCTGAGTTAAATGTAGACAGCGATCAGCAGCTGGTTGAATGTATTTATCAGTCGGAGCATTGGAACAAAAATAAAAAGTGGCCTACCACAGACAAAGGCCAATTACAGGCTACTAAAGAAGCTTTGGAGGAAATGCTAACCAATCCACTTTTGCAAGGAGTATTACGGTACCGCGCTAACTTATCAACTTGCTTATCTACATTTATAGAACCGTGGCTTGTAGCATCGCAAGAGACAGGTCGTATATATACCAATTGGAACTCAGTTAGAGGTGAACGTGGTGGCACTAGAACCGGTAGATTAAGCTCTACACCTAACTTTCAGAATGCACCAGTAAGGTATCCTAAAATTGTATCTGAAAATGCTACCAGTGGTATGGGTAAAAACGAGATTGTAATACCTGAAGAGCTTGGCTTATCGCCATTGCCTTTAATTCGTAGCTTTATTTTGCCTGATGAAGGTCATCAATTAGTTGCATGTGACTTTAACGCTCAAGAGCTTCGTATCTTTGCACACTTTGAAGGTGGCAATCTTATGAAGCAATACCAAGAAGATGCTCGTGCTGACTTGCATACTTACGCAGCAAATCTTATGACAAAGGCAGCAGGTGTACCTATATCTCGTACGTACAGTAAAGGCGTAAGCTTTGCCATTCTTTACGGTGCTGGCCCTAAGAAAATTAGTGAAATGCTTGAGGTAGACTACGAAATGGCAAAAACACTAATGGATTCATACACCACGGCTGTGGCGCCGGGTCTTAAAGATATGCAAGCAACTATGCGTACGCGGTATAAGTTAAACCAACCTTTGAAAACTATTGGCGGTCGCATGGTGATGATGGAGCCACCTAAGATTATCAATGGCAGACGCCGTGAGTTTGACTACAAAGGCGTTAATCTTTTGATTCAAGGTTCTGCTGCTGATCAAGCTAAGCAAGCCATGTTAGATTACCAAAAGAAAAGAAATGGTAGCAGGTTGCTTTTAAGTGTGCATGATGAACTTGTTATCAGCGCGCCAAAAGAACATATTGAACGTGAGGCAAACTGTCTTATGGACGCTATGTGCAATGCAGTGCAAATGGAAGTACCAATGGTAAGCGATTACAAAGTTGGCGATACTTATCAAGAGGTAAAAGGATGATACAACCAATTCGATTACGCATACCTAGAACTAAACTATCTAGTCAACGTAGGCAGCATTCTAAAGAGTGGTCACTTTACATTCGTTATCAAGAGTTTAAAGTGCGTATGAAGTACGGGCGCCGTAGCCCTATTCACTGGTGGAGAAAATAATGATCAATTTTATAGCAGGCATTGTAGTGGGCTTTTTTGTAGCAACGTATGGCGTAAGTGGCGTAGCTACAGCGCTTGACAAAGGCATTACAGCAGTTAAACAGATTAACGTAACCGTGGAGCAAAAATGAAATCGCTAAAGCCATACCCAGAGTTTTACACTTCAACAACGCCTATTTCGCGTGAGTCATTGTCAAATCTGGCAAACGCTCTATCTGACTTACGAGATGAAGATGGTTTACCTATTGGCATTAACCCAGCAAACATTCTACAAGAATGGATTATTGAAATGTACCCTGAAGCTGTTAAAAACGTGTGGAAGAAAATCAAATGACTAGCGACTTTCAAAGAGCGTTTCTTGCAAAAGGCGTAGGTAATAAGCTATTTACGCAAGAAGAGTTTGATGCTGAGCTTCAAGCAGCACAAGCAGAGATTGTGGCAATGGCAATTCAGGCAACTAAAGAAGCTGTTGTCATTGAGCGTCAAGCTTGCGCACAAATTGTAGAAGACATCACTAAAGATATTGTCGAAGGCACAGAGAATCGTGATCACATTATCATTACACTTCGTGAAATAGCAGAAGCAATTCGTAACCGTATTCCACAACAAAGGCAATAATGAGCTTCTCAAACTCCTCCATTAAGCTTTACGAAACTTGCCCGTTTAAGTATAAGTTGCAAAGAATTGATGGCTTTCAAGAGCCAACTGGCACTGCTGCTGAACGTGGCAAAATGATTCATGCAGAATTAGAAACAGCGTTAATTGCTTTACCAGTCTATTCTGAAGTAACTGAATATTGGGAGCCATTCATTAACGAGCTTAAAGCTATGGGCGCTAAACCTGAAGTCGAGCTTGGTTTTACTAAGGATTGGGAGCCGTGTGCGTTTACGGCGAGCGAGGTTTGGCTACGTGGAGTCCTAGACGTCCTTAGTTTAAATAATAACATTGCCTATGTTGCTGACTGGAAAACAGGTAAAGAACGTGATTATGAAGAGCAGGTCAAGCTATACGCTGCAATGGTCATGGGAACTTATCCAGAGATTGATGAAGTCAAACTTGAGATTCTCTATGTAGATCTTAAGAAGAAAGTAAGCTATGGCACCATTAAGCGTACTGACTTTGAAGGCTTACGTGATTGGATTACCAGCCGCATTCTTAAGATCGAGGCAGACGATATTTACGCGCCAAAGCCAAGCTTTAATTGCAAATGGTGCCACTTCCGTAAAGACAATGGAGGTCCTTGCCGGTGGTAACCATGTTATTGGAACGTCATCTTGAGCAGTATTTCTCTGCTGCTTGCAAAAAGCGTGGGTTGCTTACTTTAAAGCTACATGTTAGATTTGCAAGAGGGTGGCCAGATCGTATTGTAGCATTGCCTAATGGTAAAACCTTATGGGTTGAACTTAAAAGGCCAGGGGGTAAAACTACGCCACTCCAAGATAAGGTTCATAAGGATTTGAAAGATCGTGGCCATATAGTCCATGTCATTGACAGCAAAGAAGGGATCGATAGTGTTCTGGGAACCCCATGAATATCAAAAAGAAGCAGTAAAGTTTCTGGTCGAGCGTGGCTCTGCCAGCTTATGGCTAGACCCAGGGCTTGGCAAGACAGCCATTGTCTTATCAGCTTACAAGATTTTACGCACTAAAGGCGCTGTAAAAAAGATGCTGGTGATTGCGCCGCTTCGACCTGTCTATGGCGTATGGCCTACTGAGGTTAAAAAGTGGGAACAGTTTGAGCACTATTCTGTTGGTGTACTCCATGGCGGCCAAAAAGAAAAAGTCTTAAAGCAAAATCACGATATCTACGTTATCAATTTTGAAGGCCTAAACTGGCTTGCAGCCAAAATGAATGGCAAAGACTGGCCTTTTGAAATCTTGGTTGTTGATGAGATTTCTTATATGAAGAATACACAGACACTACGATTCAAAACTTTAAAGCCGTTGTTGAATAAGTTTGATCGCCGCTGGGGCCTCACTGGTTCACCCGCGCCCAATAGCCTATTAGACATATTTGGCCCACAGCTTGTGATTGACCAAGGGGCTACATTTGGCCCGTATATATCAAGATTTCGTACCGAGTACTTTTATCCTTCCGGCTATGGTGGCTATGAGTGGAAACTAATGCCTGATGGAGAGGCTAGGATCCAAGCAAAATTAGAAGGTAAGGTATTACGCATGGCAGCGCTTGACCATTTGGATTTGCCTGAGTTGGCTTACAACGATGTCAAAATAGATCTACCTGCAAGCGCCAAAAAGATTTACGATGAGTTTGAAAAGTCTTTGACCATTCAACTTAAAGAAGGCGATGTGACTGCAGTTAACGCAGCGGTTGCTGTAATGAAAGGTCAACAAATAGCAAATGGAGGATCTTATCTTGATTCAGATGCTGGAGCAGATAGAAAAACTACACACATACATGACGCCAAAACTGATGCAGTGGTTGAGCTGGTTGAGGAGTTGTCCGGACAGCCTTGCATTATTGGGTATCATTTTGCTCATGATCTTGAGCGCTTAAAGAAAGTATTCCCAAACGCGCCAATCATTGGATCAGGCGTTGTTGGTGAAAAGTTAGACAAAATTATCGAGGATTGGAATAATGGCAATACACCAGTTCTCTTAGCCCATCCAATGTCAGCAGGTCACGGCCTTAATTTACAAGGCGCAGGTCATGCTGTCATTTGGTATTCTTTGACTTGGTCATTGGAAGTCTATGAGCAGTTTATTCGCAGACTCTGGAGACAAGGTCAAAAGAATCACATAATGGTCCATCATATTATTGCAAAAGATACTATTGATGAAGCCATTATGCTTGCAGTACGTCGCAAAGACAAGACGCAACAAAATTTGCTGAATGCCGTGCGCGACTATATTCAACGTGATAAAATAGAATCTGCTTGATTGATTATTGAAAAGAAACTATGAATCATACTCTCAACTTTACTTTACTAGGAGCACATTATGCCTGCTAATAACCGCATGCACGTTAAAAAAGCCGCTGTCATCACTGTAGTCGCAGGTGAAAACCCAAAGCGTAAGGGTACTTTATCTTTTACGCGCTTTAACTTATATCGCACTGGCATGACTGTTGGTGAATACATTGCAGCAGGTGGTCGTTCTGGTGACATCAACTATGATGTAGCAGCTGGTCACATTACTGTCACACACGCAGGGTAAACCATGAATATCCTTATCACCGGCGTTACCGAAACGCATATCAATCATCCAGATAGAGCAGGCTCTACCAAGTTTATCTCTATTCCTGAGCTAATGTCCGATGGCTTTACAAAACTAGGACATCAGGTTGACCATCGCGCCGTTGAGCTAGGAGAAGATTTAAGCATATACGACAAAGTCTTTGTGTATTTATACCCATTGGATAAAAATGCAGTTGATCCAGCTGGTGCTGTATATGCTTTGGCACAAAGAAAAGATGCGTATGTTTGCTTAGATGATTGGTCATTCCAAAAAATATTACCCACATGGAAAGATGACATTGACATGGAAGACATTCAGTCACGTACATGGTTAGCGCCCCTTTTTCCATGGGGCAATATTGCCAAAATGAATTTACCTGTAGCAAAAATTCAAGCATGGGACCCATCACCACTTTATGTTATGCCACCTGTTCACAAGGTAGCGTGGAAACAACGTAAAGCTGAGTGGTACAACGCTTCACTTTCAAAAGATTCGCATGAATGGGCAGCAAAGCAAGAACTTATGTGGCCTGTTCATGCGATTGGTGGAAAGTCTCTTGGCCAACCACGCATACTTGAATCTGATGTTGTATGGCAATATGGTTCTTATAAAGGTGTGTTATGCCCAACCTATTCACATGCAGGTTGCGGTTGGTGGCGAGTTAGATACTTGCACGCTGCTGCAGCAGGTTGTGTGCTAGGTGGCAACCCTTTAGAATTAAATATGATTGGTCCATCTTATAGCTTTACATTAAAAGGCCTTGAAATGATGGATGATGAAAACCTAGAGCATTTGGCTGGTTTGCAAGCAATGGATTTAAAACATGCAACACTTGCCAAAACATTGGCAAACTTAGAAAGCTTCCTAAAATGATCCTAATACTTGAAGGCCCAGATGGTGCCGGAAAGACAACCCTTGCTGAGACGCTGCGACAGCGTTTTCAGAATAATGGTATGGTCCATATAGTTAAACACGGCCCTTACACAGGCGTTGAGCCTGAGCATCTTTGCCGTATTTACTTTAGAGCAATGTCACCTGCATTAACGTTTGATGACATTGTTATCATGGATCGGTCATGGATTTCTGAGCCAATTTATGGTGAAGTCTATCGCAATGGCGCCAATCGTATTGACACACCTCGAAAGCGTATGCTTGAACGTGTTGCGTTATCAAGAGGCGCAGTGGTTATCCATTGCCAACCTGATTTTGAGGTTTGCGCTGAAACATTTGAAAAGCGTACTGAAGAAGAATACCTTGATGACATTAGCCAGCTTGAGCAAGTGTATAACGAATACGAAGCGTTGCCGTTGATTACCAACTTACCTACAGTGCACTATGACTACACACGTGATACTGTAGATGAGTTACTACATAAGATAGAAACAGTGTCAATAAAGAATGAGGCGTCAGGAGGTGGATGCTTTAAACAAGGTAACATATTGATGCTATGCGATAAGGGCCCCAGAACTAACGTACGTGCCTCTGCAGTGGTCATTCCATTCATTAACTTCCTTGACAATGATGGCCCTAGTCGTATGCTGGCAGACGCACTTGAGTATGAAGGCGTTACTGAAAAAGAGCTTTACTGGATTAACACACAAACTTATCAAGGCACACCAACCGAGCCTGAGTTTATTGAGAAATTGAAACCAAGCAAGATTTTTGCATTGGGCAATAATGCCTACACATGGGCATTAAATAATAATGTGAAAGCAATAAAATTACCACCACCGCTACATCATATGCAGCATTACCCTAACCAACCTTATTTGATCATGGAATCTGACAATGGAAACTTCAATAATCTATAATGAGCCCGATCTCATTCAACTATACCAATGTCTAGAGCAGTACGGGCATTGGACTGAGCCAAGAGGCGAAAAGACTCTTGAGATCGAAAACTTTACTTACACAGTAGGGCCACGTGTAAGATTTAATTCTTTCAAAGGCCGCAACTTCAACCTTAAGTATCTTAAGCGCGAAATGGCTTGGTATATTAATGCAGACCCGCATGACTTATCTATTGCTGAGCATGCAGCGCAGTGGGGCAAAGTTGTTGCAAATGGAAAGCTCAATAGCAACTATGGTTCATATTGGTTTGGCTGTTATGGCGTTAAGTATATTACCAGTACGCTTTCAAAAGATCCAATGAGTCGCCGTGCTGTTATACCTATGTATGGCACTGACGATGATCACATGGACAAAGACGCTAAAGATGTGCCATGTACTATTGCAATTGAGTTCAGAATACGTAATGGCAGGCTAAATACACGTGCCATCATGCGTTCTCAGGACATCCTTTGGGGTATGGGTAATGATCTACCCACATTTAGTTTCCTCCAAGAGATCGTAGCAACACTTTTAAACTTGCAAGTAGGCACACTCACTGTTTCAGTTGGTTCGTTCCACGTTTATGAATCTCGCTTTGAGATGTTTCAAAACATTCTAAAAGAAAATACGCATGAGGCTATTGCTGATAAACCACCTATGATTGGTCGTTTTGAAGCACATAACCTTATTGAAAAATCCATCAACCCTTCCTTCGAGTTCTCAAAATGGCTAATGAATATATAATCAGCGACAAAACACTAATTGCTGAAACAGAAATACGTGAGTACGTTATGCAGCTATTGCGTAATGGCTACACTATGGAGCATGTAATTACTGCATTACAAGCTGTCAAAGTTGAAATGGCTGCCGCCATGCAATATGAAAAAGCAATTAACGACGCATTATATCGACCATAAAAAAGGCCCTCTTTATGAGGGCCAAAATTCCACGTGAAGGAATTCTATTCTTTAGTATAGGCTTGATAGCCTTGTACAGCCAGTGGAATCGCGGATAAGCCTGCGCCAATTACTTTAGCAGCTGGGTGTGGAGCCATCATCATTGCGCCGCCAACTCCACCCATTGCATTCATGGCTGCTTTGCCATACTCACCGCGATCAATATTGTTAATTAGTTCAGCTAACTCAGCTGCAGATATTGCACCACCAACAATATTCATTAACGGCGTTTTGCCTAAAGCCATACCTATTTTAGACAATGTGCTTGGAGATTGCGCTTGCAATAGTCTTAATTTTTCTGCAGATTGCGCTGCTTTTTCAGCTGCAGTCATAACACGTTGCTGTTGTTGTGCTGTTACTGGTGGACGCTTACCTGCTGATTCGTACATGCCTTGAGATTTTGCAACTTGTTGCTGCGCTGCTTTACGTTCAGCTTCAGTTCTTGCTAAATCTTGTTGCGCCGCTAATTGCGCGTCATTGTAAAAAGGGCCAGCTGACTCTACTGTATTAGGTACTATTAAGCCAGATCTCGAAGTTTTGAATTTAGATGACTCTTCGGGCGATAGGCTTTGTTGTAAGCGATAATTACGTGCCGCCTCTGTCACTGAGTCACCACCAGGGCCCATAGAGCCAGTGACCTTAGAACTCCATTTATCACCGGAAGGAATGTCGCCTGCCGCACGTACGGGCTCAGGCATAGCGCCTAATTGTTTGGCTTTTGCCTGCGCTTCATCATACGCAGCAGCAGCATCTGCCAGTTTAGCTTTGGCAGCATCAAGTTCTAGTTTGATGTTGTCAATGTTCTCAACGTAAGATGTCTTTAAACCTTGTGTTTGTGCCAGTCGATCTTGGTATAGCTTTTCAGCAAGATCTTTTTGTATTTGTGCTTGGTCAAGACCTTTAACATTAACTTGCTGTGTAGGTGCCATTTTATTGGCAGCATAGCCAAGAGCAGCGCCTCCTACGCCTGATAACTCAGGGCTAATAACTTCTTCACCTGTATCTGGTGAGTATACTTTAACAGTGCCTTTAACGCCTTCAGCAACGCCCATTGGGCGATTAAAAATATCAGCGCCTAAGTCTACAGGTTTTTCTTCTTGTTTCTTTTCGTCAGCCATGATAATCCTATTGTTGCGGTTTAGCTAAAGGGCCAATCTGTGATTCTAATTGTTTGTATCTTGGCGCATAGCTATCTAGCACGTTGGTGTAGTCTTTCGAGCTAAAGAATGCGCTTGGAGGCGCTGTTGTGCCTGTGCGTCTACGATGCTGCTCTAACGCATTAAACAATTCGCCACGCTCCATGTTAACTAAAGTTTGACGACGCGACCAAGCTTGAATTGCTCTAGCTGAGTCATCTAGACTTGCCATTGGCGCTTGTAAGAGTCTTGCGTCATTATCTGTTGGGTTAACACCCAATAAGCCTTTATTAGTTTTAACATTCATTAAGAACTCTTCACCAATAATTTGGCTTGCACGAGTAATTGCGTCTTGCTCAGCTTCTGACAAACGATACTTTTCAAGAAAAGTTTGTACCGGTAAGCTTAAGCTTGCAGTATATTGACCTGCTGATGCTGTTAAGCCTTGATTTGCAGCAGACTGAATAGCAGTGAGTAAGCCTTGCTTTTTCATTAAACCAAACGCCCTTGGGTATTTCCCAGCTAATTGATCTAATTCATCTAAGTTACGGTTGGACGCACCAATAACTTGTGGCGTGTAATTGGTAATTAGTTCAACTTTGGTTTGAAATGGCTTATCAGCCTCCAACACTCGAGTCTTTTCAACCTCAGTTCGTTTACCAAGCGGTAAGTTTTCATTGCCTAGCGACGCAACTTGTACAGCGTCACTTGCAGGCTTTTGGCCAAATAACGGTGTTGGGTCAATAGGTCTACCATCTTTACGTACGCCAAACTCTACGTGTGCACCAGTTGATTTACCGGTAGAGCCTAATGTACCAATAGGCGTACCTTGATCGATCTTATCTCCGGGCTTGACGTTAATGCCATCAAGGTGCGCGTAATAAGATATTGAGCCGTCTTTATGCTCTACTTCTACCATATTGCCATATTGGCCTTTGGCGCCAGCTGATTTAACCACACCGGGAAGCACTGCTGAAACTGGCGCACCTGGTGTGCCACCAAAGTCAATACCGTTGTGCATAGCAGTTTTGCTTGGGTCAACTGGGTCTTTGCGCATACCAAATGGGCTAGTCATTGGGCCATCAACTGGAGGTTTAAAGTTCAATGCAGGGCCAGCTGCTGGTGCTGGTTGCCCCGGCATATTTTGAGTAAGCGTTTTAGATAAATAAGGTATTGCACCTGGGCCATTTTCAATAACGATTTTGGCAGCATCAGTAACTTTACCCATAAGATCAAAGCCAAGTTTTTGGCGCTCAACGTCCATGCCAAACGCATTCTTTAATGTTTCGCCAAGCTTAGGGTACAGCAAACTAACTGTAGTATAAATCTCAGGCGTTAATTTGCTTACCATCGAGTTAGGTAAATTACCAGTTGAAATAGCTTGTGAAGTTGCTTGTGGCGTCATACCAAACGTATCAGCCAATAAGTTTAATGCTTTACCTTGGTTGCCAATCTCGTATTTTTGACCTGCCAATTGCGCACGCATCATGGCAATACTTGGCTCAGCAGCGCGTTGCGCCTCAACATCACGCCCTACTGACATTGATGCTCTACCTAAAGCTTCACCTACGTTACCGGTGCGGCCTGGGTCTAAAAATGCGCCTGCAACATTGAATAAGTTAACTTGATTGCGATCTTGAAGTGACGACAATACTTTTGATATAGCATCAGTGTATTCTTTTTGCGCTTCAGTATCTGCGCCAATTGCGCTAGGTAGTGTAGGTAACGCGCCAGTTAGTGCCATATATTATTCCTTAGTCAAACGATTCGTTCCACCACCAGTCAGGTAGTGTTGGGTTACCTTCGGCGCCTAGTGATAGGTCAATTGGGCCATCGCCAACTGATGTGTAGTTATCAAGGTTAGTTGGGTCGAACTTATTTGCGCTAAGCAGATCACTTAAGTAAGGGCCTAACTTGTCAAGTCCAGAAGACACACCGCTACCAATTGCTTTACCAAAGTCAGTTTGACCAATACCACCTAGCAATGAGCCAATACCTGCAATTTGTTGCAATGGTGAAGCTGCATACGCGCCAGGGATTGGGCCTGTGTAAGTTGACGCTACTGATGTTGGAATTGTATAGCCACGCAATAACCCCGCTTGTTGATTAGCAACTTGCATTGGGAATAGCGACGCATTTTGGTTAATTTGCTGTTGCTGCGCGCCTAATGTAGCCAATGCATTGACATCACCAAGTCCTAAAGCTTGTTGGCTAGTTGCCAAGTTACCTAGTTGCTGTGAGCCTGCCAATTGGTTTGCCACTTGATTTTGCGCAGCTTGCAATGATTGCGTATAGCCGGTTTGCAATGCTTGTGCTTGTGCTGCGTTTAGGTTTTGCAAGCCTGTATTCATTGCTTGACCAAGTACTTCAGCGCCACGCTTAGACCCGAATTGACCTGAGCCTACAGCCGCTGCAGTTGCTTGCGGGGCCAAGTATTTTTCAATATTGCTACGACCTTGCACCCCTAGAGCATCCACTACATTTTGCGTGTAGGGGTTCATAAAGTTGCCAGCCATTGTGGCAACGTCTGACCCACCTGCCATTTGCGCCAAGTTAGTTGCAGCGCTTAACGCAGGTTGGTAGTTACCTACATTTTGCCCTACTTGATTGAACGCTTGGTTTTGTAAACCAGTAGCGCCTACGTATTGCGCGCCTGCGGCAGCTTGATTGCCGGTATTTGCAAGATTAGATAAATAATCAGTATACCAAGTTGGAGCTTGAGTTTGCTGTTGTTGTGTTGTGGTTATATTGGGTAGTGGTGACCCTTGCTCTAATGCCATGGTTATTTACCTTCCTTCATGTATTCTAAGGGTGACTTGGCCTTAGGGGGTATTTTATTATGGTGCGCGGATCTTTTGTGTTTACGAATTTCTTGACGCATTCTATCTAATTGCAAAGCACCTGCTTTATTAGACCCATTTCCCAAAGCAGCCACAGTATCAGCATCAAAAACGTATTCACCATCTGCAAGCATAGCAGGAATATCATCTGATTGACCATCACCTTCACCTTGAACATAGTGACCTGTTGTGCCAGTTTTAAATTGTGGTACATGAGGCTGCCCACCATCTTTTAAGCCATAAGCATTTTTTGCGCCGCCTAATGCTTCTAAACCAGCTGCTGACAGCGCGCTAAATTTACCTGACAGTGGGCTTTCACCTGCAAATCTAGTAGCACTTGTGCCCCTATCTGCAGCAATTGCAGGATACCCAGCTTGTGGTGTACCACCTTGGCCTGCCATGCTTAAGCCTGTAGTGCCACCGCCCATGCCGGACTCACCCATAGCGCTAGTTGCAGCAGCTTTGCCCATTAAAGTCTGTAGTAACTTAGGGTCAATTGTTGATAGTTGTGGATATAGTTGTTTAAGTTGATTGAGATTCATATTAGATCCTTGTGTCACAGGTGCTGCTGCTAAAGACGTGCCTTCTAAACTGCCGGGGAGTGCGCCGCCCCCACTGCTTGATGTACCACCTAATGTACTACCTAAGCTAGTTGTACGTAATAATGGCGATGCTGTTCTTGTATTGCCTGTGCCGCCAGTTAAAGCGTTAACTAAACCATAGCCTGATTTGGCAACTTGCGCAACTTGCATTGCTTTCTTTGCAGCTGCTAGTGCCTCAGCGCTTGTCATGCCTGCGCTTGTACCACCAAGCCCTGTCATATTTGCGCCATAATCAGCTGCTAAGACATCTGCAATACTTGCAGCATCACCGCCAGCACTTGCAATTCCTGCAGCATTAGCCGCAGCATATTGATCAATACCAAATTGAGAAGCTAAATAGCTTGCTAATTCACTTTCTGCAACACCTTGACTTGCAAGCTCAACTGCTGCAGTACCAATGTTGCCGGTCATTGGGCCAGTCCAATTGTTTAACGCATTTAAAGTACTGATTGGGTCAGCACTTAAATTGGCAATAGTTGCTGCGTCCATGGTGCCTTGCGCAAGCAATGCGTCTGTTGCGCCGGATGTTAAACCTGCAATTTCGCCTGAAGCTAATGCATCAGCAGCTAATGCGTCAATTGCGCCAGCACCAAGTGCTTCGCCAAGACCTGTGGTTGCAGCTTGTGCACCAAGTTCAGCAATTGTTGGACCCATAAGTTCAGCTGCAGCCAATTCGCTACCACCAAGTGCTGCCCCTTCCGCCGCAAATAAAGATGGGTCAGCGTACCCTGTCGCAGCTGCTAAAGCAACAGCGCCTACTGTAACCCAACCACCGGGGACAACATCATTAACGCCTTCATCAATCATGACGCCAACATCACCAATCATTGGGCCCGGGTCAATTGAAGCAAGTACGTCGCCTGCGCCTTCAACAACACCGCTAACTGCATCACCCACGCCGCTAACTGCATCACCTACAAAGTTAGCTACGTCTGACACAATCGGAATTCCACCACCACCACCGCCGTGTAACGTCATGCCCTTAGCAAAGACGCTACCTCTTGGTTGAAACGCATCAAGCGGAAGCATTGAGTCTAGTGTATATCTCATACTGGAGCCATCCAACGGTAATTAGGCAAGTCAGACTTCATAGTCTCAACACCAAACTTATTTAATATTTTAAGCAACTGTGGAACTTCGCCACTGCCGTACACAGCATTTAGGTCAGACGCACGAATTTTCTCAATAAATACTTTTAACGCGCGGCTTAAATTTAATGGTGAGTCGGCAGTATATAAGTGCAGCTCAGCGTTATTGTCAGGCATAGCAATTAACAGCAATACAGAGTTGCCTTCTTGCAGCAAAAGTCCAGCGCCGGATTTAACCACTTTTGCTAACTTACGCATTACAACATCAGCGTCATAGCCCATGCGCTCTGCGTCTTTTTTAATAATCTCTGACGGTGTCATATTAGTCGCCAATTGTCATAATACCTGTTAATCTTGTAGCCCATTCTTGCCATGATAAAAAGCCTCTTGAATCGGGTACCCCTGAAGCCATAAAATTACTAATACCTGCCACTGCATCAGCCCATTCTTTCCATCTTTCTTCAGGTAAAGTACCTAAAGATTGAGATGCAAACTGCTCTGACGTTAACTTGCACCATTGATCCCAACTCATATTTCTTGGATCATACGTAACCATTATGGATTGCCTGTACTACGTTCATCGCCAATATCAGCTGACATCAAAATCTGACCTTGCTCGTAATCACCATTTACAGTGTTACTTTCAAACCTAAGACGCATTTCACGCCGTTGTTCTCTCATGTCTATTTTAAGTGTATTCGGGCTAAAAGTATAGGGGCTTGATGTTTGATCTACATCTTCAGCATACCCTTTACCTGTAACGTATAAGCTCATGTCGCCTACTTGGTTAAAGTCTGGCTCAACACGCTCCATACGAATCCATCTATTTGGCCCAATCACTTCATCGGCTCCCGGGCCACCTGTTACCCAGCCAATGTTATTAGTTTCATAATAGCTTTGTATTGCTGACACTGTATTAAGGTACACTACATCAGTTCCAGTCTCATGCTGCCACAATGTGTATGTGCCTACTGTATTCTCTTCATTGCCTGCCCACACGGGCTTTCTAAAGACTTCTGAAAACACACCAGCAGAGCGTCTTGCGCCTAGTGCTTCACCTGCGTCGTACCAAACTTGCTCACGAATATTAAAGATGATAGCGTCATTACATTCTGTAGAGTCGCCTTTGGGGAAGAACCACCAAATTTCGCCCCAACGTGGTACTTTTGAAGCCCACACTTTTTGACGTTGCGTGTAATTTAAGTTGTCAAAAAAGTAGTTAATGTTTGCTGTATTTGGAATCTCTTGCACAACACCGTTATACATCAAGAATCGATCAACTCCACACCACAAAAATAATCCGTCATACTCAATTACGCAAGATGATGACAAAATAGAAGACTGACTAGTAATAATGTCATACCGCCAATAGATGGTAGATGCGCCTACTGTTGTGGGGCTATAGCTCACTCGAATGACAGAGTCAGTTGACCAGAAGAGGCCAGAAGGTGACGTAGTTCCGCCTCTAACAGGTAAACCTTTGACTATTTTTCCTGTGGATACGTTGGTCTCGTTGGCATCAGCAGAGTTCCAATCAAAGAAATCTCCTGCAGAGCAATTCTTAATAAGACCATTATTGCCATACACAAATAAATATGGATGAAGCATAACGCAGCCACCAGATACTTCAATTGGGTCACCAGATGGCGAAGACCCAGAAGTGTCTGTTAATTGCGCCATTGCGCCACCGGGAAACTCACCGGCTAAAACAGGCGTGTTTTCTGTGTTATCAATCTTTAGTAAGTTTAGCCCTGGGTGTGCAATCAATTGCGATAAACCACCATCAACATCGTAGCCTATATCAAACTGCCATAAGTTTTTGGAGTCGCCTGTAAAGTTGCTTAGTGTAATGTCGTATGGGCCAGAACCTATGCCGTTGTCATCATCAGTTTGCCACATTTGCAATTCTGACTCAGTGCCTGAGTAAATGTAGTTTTGCCCATTTTCTGAGCTCATAATCATGCCACGAGAAATCTCAACGGCGTTTAAAAAAATGCCATTGTAGCCACGCATTTTACGTGGGCGCCCTCGTTGAAAGCGTACCCATTTACCATCTACAAAAGTAGGCGCATCAAACAGCGTACCATCACGCTGAATGCCGCCTTTAATTTGAAGAGATATTACTTTAGTTGTCAAAATGTACCACTCACAATACCTACAGGAACTCGCATGCCAGATGCGCCAATAGTCATACCTATATTACCATTCACAGCAATACCTACTTGTGAACTTGCAGGGCAGTATATGCCTGTGTCTAGATTACCTTGAAAGTTCAATGATGGCGCGCCGGGAGATCCAACCGCCAATGTTAAGCTTGAAAGTACGCTAACAGCAGCAGTACCTGCGTTAAACACGTTAGTGCCATCGCAAATTAAAATAACAGTTTGATTTTGTGACAACGCAAAAGTTGCGGCACCTACAGCAGCTGTCTTAAACGTAAGCGTGTATGCGCCTGTTGTTACGTTTTTCATAGAATACAACTGCACAGTAGGCGGCAATACTACGCTAATGTTTTGAGATAGAACGCCGCTGTACTCTTGAATAACGTTTGAAGCTTCTGCTGCTGATAAAGTAACTGTTGGGCCTAAGCCTGTCAATACTTTAGATAGAATCGTAAATGTAAAATCAACTGCTTGACCATATCCAAAACTATAAAACCCATTAACACCGTCTGACACAACAACAAAAGACTCAGTTAGCTGCAATTGCTGATTAACGTTGTCATCAATAGTATTGGCGCCTTGTGGCTCAACAGTTAAAATACCTGTCCCGCCATTACGAATCATACAAAACCAGTTATTACCTACAGTAGCAGCATTTGGAAGCGTAATTGTACCTACACCGCTATCCCAAACAATAAAGCTTGCTCTATCAGTGTCATCTAACGTAGTGTCTGAATAGTATGTAGTTACTGGGTATGCCTGATTTAGTGTAGTACTAATAGGCTCTATGCCATAGCCTGCTAACGATGCAGCATCTGCAGAACTAGTGCCTGCACCAAAAGTAACAGTCGACCACGTGCCTGGGATTGTTGTGTTGTTAGTTACATAGATATACTGCGCTATGCCTGAAGCAATTGCAATAATAGTGCTGCCATCGCTCTTTACAACAGTAAATGAGTTAGCGCCAATATTTTTAATCAGTATGCTTTGCCCTGTTGATACTTGTGTTGCTGCAGGCATGTACAACTTAAGGCTTGCTACTGACGCAGTAACTTCAATAATATTGGCAACTACATCACTGGTGTTGCCATTAACAGGCCATTGTAAAGTGGTATCAGTAGAGATTGTTAACTGCTCATACCCAACCTGAGAAGGCTGAATTGTTTGGCCAGTAAAAGGATTTACATATGAAGTCATATTTTAGCTCTCAATAGCAACAGTTTGACGATCGCCCAAACGAGTAACGTCTTCAGTTTTTAATGCCGCAAGTGCTTGGTCGTACTTTTGTTGAAAGATTTGACGACTATCATTCTTTAAGAATGGCATTGCTTGCAATAGAGTACCAAAGAGCATTGCATTGGGGGCATTCTGAGTGATCCAATTTGTTTGATTCTCAGAAGAAAGTGGTGAAATTCTTTCATAATACAGAACTTCAAACGTGTAAGCAGCATCTGGTGTAGGGGCTACAAGCCAATGCTCGTAGTCATAATCAGCATAATAGAGAGGCGTACCAGTGGCAGTGGCATCAGGCGCATATAGTTTCAAATACTCATACTTTCTCAACAAGACTGGCAATCTTTGGCCATCTTTAAGTATGTTCATTGACACAGTCTTGCGCCATCTTGCAGGCTTTGCGATTGTAGGATCACCAACGTTCATTGCGCTTTCAACAACTTGCAACTGCCCTAGCGTTTTAATTTGCTGAGCAATTTCAAATTCAGCCAAAGTAATAAATGTTGGGATTGCCTCAACGACTGCTTGGTCGCTACGTTCAAGATACTGTAAAACAGTACTTGTTAAAGAGTCATAGGTTAGTACAAACGAGACGGTCACGCCAGTTCTCCACAAATAGAAATTTGTATTACGCAAAAACCATCTAGTTTTTTCACCATTTTATACTTGTCTTAGTAAAAGTTATACAGTTATGCATAAACTCTTGTGCCGGCTCTATCAATAATCAGAGCTTGTCTGCGAGGATTGCTCCTAGCAGTATTAGGAATACTAATATGTGTCCAACGGTCAAATTCTCGAATAACTTGGTCATAGCCAATCTCCGATGCAATAACAGCTTTAACGACTTCATCAGGGGCCATGCCCGGAACACGAATATCCGCGGCACAACCAACCCGATGCTGACTAGTATCTTTAGAGCCAACAGCGTCGTTTACGGCTTTCGACCGAAACGCGCTATTAACCATGATCGGCTTACCACCCAATACTGTCTTAACCTGCTCAAGAAAAGCTGCAAGGCGAGTAAGATTCGCCATTTCAGAGGCGTTAGGTTCATTGTTCAACTCCCTATGGTCTGTATGTGTTAATTCTTCTAAAGTAAAGTGTTCACTTAGGTTCATCTTTTTTAGCCTTCATATCCATAATCTTTTCAACTGTTCTGCCGCCAAAATAAGCCAGCATGATGAGTTGGCCCCATTCGCCTAAAAGTTTTACGTAGGACTCATTTACATCAATTTTCCACGCTGACATTAAAGAAAAAGTGCAAAAGACTAATAAAATAAACACAAGGGTCATTGGGCGAATGTTCTTGGATAGCCAAGAATCTGATGCCATGTCTGCTTGCCAGCGTTTACTGGTTTCTTGCATAGCTACAGTATCAGCCTGTATTTCGGCTAGTTTGCCTTCTTGGGCTAGTTTGGCTAAGTCTAATTGGGCTTGTGCTTTAGCGGCTGGGTCAGGAATTAGCTTGTCAATCAGCTTCATGCCTACGCCAACAATAGTATCTAGTCCCAACATTTAAAAAGCTCCTAAAATAAATTTCAACCACAATGTAACTATTAACGCCGCCATAAAACAATAGAACTGAACTTGCCTTACTGCCTTCAAATCGTGCTGGAACTCTTCATTGTCTTTGCGTTCCATGTTCTCAATGTCTAACTTAATCCTAAGCAACGCGTCCCATTCTTTAGCGCCATACTTCTTTACAAAATCAATCTTTAACTTAGCCTCCTCATCGGAGATTTGCTTCTTATGTTTCCACTGTTCTAACGCTCTAATTAAAGCTCGTTCTTTCTTAAACTCTGCTTCTCGTCTTGCTCTAATTCTGTCTTGCGCTTGCTTTTGCGCTACATCTACTGCATCTTTTTGTATGTTCTCAATCTGCTTAGAAACAGACTTGCTCGCATCACGCGCAGAATCCAGCCCAGAACTAAGCCCCTTTACTCCATCCAACAGCCCTAATGGATCTGGCATATTTCAATGTCTTCTCCAATGGCTTTTATAAATGCGTCTTCATTACAAGACCAAGTAAAAGCAAAATAATTGCGCCTGTTGCGGTAACGAGAATGCCTTCAAGGCGCTTTAGCCTTGCATTCACGCTACGCATTTCTACTGCAATGCCTTCGTATCTGACAGCACATATATCAATATGCGCGTCAATCTTTGCCTCAACTTCCAGCGCTGTCGCCATCACCATTATCTTTCTGCTGTTGCTGTATGTACTCTTTACCTTCTTTTTGAATGGCCTCTACCAATTGATAAGACTCTTCATATGGGCGTTTACCTAAGTAAGCAAGAATAGCGTTAACTAAATTTGTTGACAAAGTGATTTTATCCATCTCTTTTATTTCCTTTATAAGATTAAATTAAACAGTTTCTACTTCAACCCAGTTTTGAGCTGTTTCATCCCAAGAATAAATCTTGTCGTCGGCTGGGTAAGGTACTGGAGACTCCCACAGGTAAGAGGTTTGGTTCATTGACCAGCTTGGGAATGGTTGCGGAGCAGCAAAGCCTGTGCCGTCCCATGTGTAGCCGATGCCTGCGTAATTCTTGTGCAGTGGCTCACGACCGCTAGGCTGTCCGTCTTGACCGTAGTGAATACCGCCACGGGTATTGTAAGAAGTCTGTACCCATGAGGCTGGGTCACCCAGCGCACCAGTTTGAATGAATGCGTCCTCGGCTACTACGACCTGAACGACAACGCCATTTTCTACTTTTGCATAATGTGCCATTAGATTGATACTCCTAAGTTAATTGCTTTAAGTTCTTCTACAGTAGTTGCAGCGGTGATGGCTGCTTCGGTTGACTGCGCCCATGCTACTACAGCCGCACGATAAGTTTCTACATCGGCAGGGATGTCTACATTACGCTCGGCTTTGCGGATTACAAACCAGTCGGTGTGGGACAGGGTAATGTTAGCGTTTTGCTTAACCTTGGCAATGTGGTTAGATTTTAGACCTTTGGCTACTAGGCGCTCAGTGCTGTCTACCATAGCTGGCTGCCCATCAACTTCACCCAGTACTTTTACATACATTGGGTTTCCGTCTTGGTCAACCTCTTCACGGTCTTCTAGCTCTTTTGGTGTGGCAGAGTACGAGCCGTCTTGGTTTTGAGTTACCCAGTAGTATTGGTCGTCTGGGCGTACTTCGTCTTGTCTAATAAACATATTAGTTCCTATCGTGCGTTAGCGTATTTGAATGGGTTTTCGGCAAATGCTGCGTATATGTAAGTGCTGCCACTATTATTATTTCCACCCCAGTTGTCACGGGGTTTAAAGCCGTTTGATAATATATCTAGATTAACAGTTGACCCATCAAACTCCGCATTAGATGCGTTTGGATATAAAATCTTACTGCACTCGTTGAAAGTATCCCGTGCAGTATCGTAAATTACCCAGTTGTTACCCGCACTAGAAGATTCTTTTACTAGTACAAGCCGAGGTCTAAACCCTAAATACACAAAAGGTCCATCAGTAGAGCCGTTGCCTGTATACGAGCCAAATGCAGAGTAGCCAGCTATTTGTGACCAGCAGTATGCTACATAAGTACCGCCATTAGCGTTTGATAGCGTACTAGCTCCAACAGAAAATACTGTTGCTTCTGGATTATTTGAATCCCAAACATCAAAGTTTTGAGTGTTTGCCGAAGTAGTATTTAAGTTAATTACTTGTGTTCCAGCAATCCCAAATGCAGATGGAAGACTTGCATGATAGACAGCCCAATCTGTTGTGCTACCTCTTTGCTTAACAATCATCATTCTTGGCGCAACACCCAACCCATGACCAATTCTAACGCCAGCACTTCCATTACCTGTATAAGTAACAACACTAAATCCGCTTGTTGTGTTTGCGCTTACCGATGAAGCAATTGATGGAACACCAGGAGAAACAGAGCCAACTGCAATAGTAGTTGCTGCGCCACCATTAGCCCAAGTCCATGCTACATAAGTAGAACCATTGACATTGACAGAATTATCAGAACCAACGGTAAATGTATTTCCGCTAAATGCTTGAATGACATTAGTGCCTGTGCTTTCAGCAGCAGTTGTATTTGATTGTAGATGTCTATTACCGCCAGTAACCGTATTGGCAAGCCTGTGGTCATCTGAGCCACTTCTTAATTTTACCCATGCAAAACCAACATTATTAATGCTAGGCACAGTTATTACTCTACCAGCTGAGCCGTTCCCCGTATAAGTAGTAGCATTAAAAAACAATTCGCCGTCAGGTATTGTTGGTGTAGGCATAGTCTTATATGTTGTAAGTGTTAAGGGCTAAGAAGCCTGTAGGTGGTGTGTAAGTAAATGGTTGTTG